GGTGGAAGGGCAAATACGTTTAACGGGAATGCCCTTGATGGAAAAACTAACAGTGGTAATGGCGTAGACGGAGGAACCATTCCAGACGTAAACTGGAATCGGGTTAATGGCAGGACACCGACATCATCTAATCCGAATACATTTGACGGCAATTCCAGAAATGGAAATACTGCCGATGGTGGACTTATACCGGATGTGACAAATTACAACGTAAACGGCAGCCAACCCAATATTTTTAACCACAATGTATTTGACGGAAGACGTTCTACATCGGCAAACTCAGGAACATTGGACGGGGGCTTTATTCCAGGTTAAAATTGACGCAGAGAAGAAACAGGTGAGTATAAATAATGTTGGTTCCCGCGTGGGTTTTTATAGGCTTTTTACTAGGAATGTTAGTTGTGGCGGTATTTGAACCTCCCGCCCGTAAAGACTTTCATCTGCCTACTCCAAGCGACCACGAGCCCATATACACCGGAACAGGTTGCGTAAAGTTTACGGCGATAGAAGTTGCCTGCACCCCCGCCGCATCATCTCTTAATTTCGTCGCATCCCAACACAAATGATAGATAAGCTATTTAGAAACGAAAAGAGCAAATGGTTCTTTTCGTTTATTATAGGTTTGGGGGTTTCTATAATGCTATTTCACAAGCCGTTTGTCACCAAACCGACCCTGCCCATTTCGGTAGAAGAAGTTGAAAAGGAAGTGGTTAAGGTAGACGGGAGATGCTACAAGTATGTTGCGGAAGATACTCAATGTGAAATACTCCACTCTAAATAAACAATATGGACGGTGCGACTGACTTAAACGACCTTTTAGGAGCCGGGAGTCCCGTCCAAAACCCTTCGCTGCCCCAGTCCACGACGTTTGCTCCAATGGTCACGGGCGGTGGCGATCCGTTCATCGCCCCGATGAATAAGCCGGCCTCGGTGCTCCAGAACAACGTTCACATGTTCAGCACGGCTAAGCAGGCGGTGAAAAATGCCGCGACATATTTTGGGTTTTTCGTAGCCGCGGCACTCATTTCTTTGGCGACACCTCGCTCTCTCATTCTCCAGTATATCCCGAACACGTATACGTCCGGCGGCGTCCCTTCTTATACGGGCGTGGGCATTCTCGCCGCAGTGGCTGTATTAGTTGCGTATGTGATTGGAAGTTTGTTCAACCTTCTAATTTAGGCTGACCGAATACATCACTTTCAAAAGCCCATATTGTTTGATACACTTTTCCAGAAATTTGGTACACTCGTCGCACGGCTTTGAGTTCAAATACTCACCATGTTTATTCACACGAATCACCTCCAGAATACATCCGTGAAGTTGTGAAAGGTCTCCGAAACTTTTCACAACCGCCCGTTCTGCGTGTATGGTTTGATGCGACCATCCACATCCCCTCGACCTGCTTCCAACCCTGTTCCTAGAAGTGGCCAACACTTTGCCCCTCCTAGAAATAGTGGCATAGTGAAGGTGTGTGTTGTGGTAGCTTTTATACTCCATCTTAATCTGCCTCCTAATTTTGAGGGAAAACGTATTCGTTTTTAACCATGTTAAAACGGCAATGGAAGAGTGGATATACCACCTTCACCGCCGCCGCTCGGTCGGATGGCGAAACGACCCGCCCGCTAAAATTTATACCAATATTATGTTTGCTTCTGCCGAACATTTTACCCCACATTTTGCTTTGAAAAACAACATTACCCATGTAATTAATTGTGCTCTTCCCGAAGATAGTCTCGAATGGTTTAGGGAATCAAACCCAGAAAAATACCACTGTATTGGAGCAATTGATTCGCTGGACGCGGATATTACGGAAAAATTTACAGAGTTTGAAGATGTCATGAACAACTTCATTCGTCAATCTGATTCAGGTATGATATTTGTTCATTGTCAATGTGGAATTAACCGCAGTGGATTTCTATGTCTGCTTTACGGCTGTAAAAAGTTTGGATATTTGTATGATGATATGGTCAAAATGATTTTGAACCAGAGACCATGTGCTCTGACAAATATCTCGTTCAAATACCAGTGCTTCAATTTCGTTAAAAAACTCCGGTCAAAAGATAATGGCAGATAACCCGGTGTGGTCCGGTATTAATGGAGGACAGGACGTCCAAACCGCCCTGATTGGACCCGAGTATAGTTATTCTGATCACATCGCTCAACCTTCTTCTTTGGGTGTAGGAACCAATGGAACTTTCGGTCAAATCATGACCAATTTGAACGCCGGCATGACTTACGTGGGCACACTAGTTTCTGGAAACCCCACTCTAGGAAACCGCTTTTTCGTCAACACTGCCGCCCAGTGTACAGCTCCGGACGGATCCTTACAGCCCCGTTTCAACTACATTAATAACATTGCCTCCGCTTCCAAGTTACTGCCTTCTGGCGTGAAAGCGATCGGTGGCGGTTTGACGGGACTGATTCCAGGAGCCGTTGGGGATATTGCGAGCTTGAACCCCACCTATTTATTCCGCTCCCTGTCATCGGACGGGCTTCCCTCCTGCGAATGTTTTAAGTGCGTGGTTACCAGCGGCTCTGAATACCATTTTTTGACCCCCGCCCTGAGCCCCGACTTCAGTTCGTCTTTGTGTCAGCGTGTGGACAGCTCCATGTGCCTCAATGACGAAACCAAAGAGTCATTTACAAATTACGCCTCGTCAGAGTCGGCTCCCCACGTTCTAATTGCGGTGGGGGCTTTTTTGGCACTCATGATGCTTTCAGGGAAGAAATGAAAGTTTATAAAATGGACAACATGTTCAGAATTAAAAAGTCTCGGGAAACGCCGAACCGGTCCAAACAACCTATTTCCGGAACGCTGGACTCTATACACCAGTCCATGATTTTGGACATGCGCGATGTCGCTACAAGCATAGATTCTTTGAAAGAACGTCTCAGTGAAATTGAAGAAGACCTCGAAACTGCCGGATTACAAACTGATTTAAGCGAAATCATAAAAACCAATAAACTTAAAGAAGAACTAGTTGTTATCCGAAAAAAATTGGAGCAGGAAAACCCTTTGAAAGACTATTACCTCAAAAACGCCGACATCATGTTGAAATATTACGACTCTACTGAAAAAGTCCAATCGGTTTCTACAACTCCTGCGGATTTAAACACCTTTGTAAAGTTTTTGGTCGCAAACAATACCGCTATAGATACCGGAAAGTCTAAACGTCAACTTTACGAAGAATACACCTCCAGAATGAAATTAAACACGGGTGACACAGGCGAACAAAAGTGTATAGTCACGGAACACTGCGAAAAGTGTAATGTTGCTCGCGAAGAGCTATCCGAAGAAGGTATTTTAGTATGCCCCAAATGTGGCTCTGAAGAATACATGCTCGTGGTTTCCGACTTTCCCAGTTTTCGCGACCCGCCCAAAGAACGTAATAATTATGCGTATAAAAAGATTAATCACCTCAATGAAATTTTGAATCAGTTTCAAGCAAAAGAGTCCACTATCATTCCCGACGAGGTCATGAATGAAGTTGTTCTGGAAATTAAGAAACGTCGTATCAAGAACGTGGCGGAACTTACCGAAAAGGATATGCGCGAAATTTTGAAGAAACTCAACCGTTCCAAATATTACGAGCACGCGACCCACATTCTTTCACGCTTGAATGGAAACCCCCCACCTACCATTACTCCCGAAATTGAGGAAAAGATCCGCACCATGTTTCAAGAAATCCAGGCTCCGTTTTTGCTTTATTGTCCGGACGACCGGACCAACTTTCTTTCCTACTCGTACATCCTTTTTAAGTTCTTTGAGTTGTTGGAATTGGATGAATATAAAGTTTACTTTCCTTTGCTGAAATCGCGTGATAGGCTGATAGCACATGATTTCATTTGGAAGAAGATTTGCGACTATTTACGATGGGAGTTCATTCAGAGCGTCTAATTTAGAACGCACGCATGACTGCTCGGTGCGTCAGGGCCCACACCACACCAAACACTAGCGCGTGGGTCAGGTTCACCATGAAACGGGAGCCGCCCGGAGGCAGCGTCACGAGCACGCCGGGCTCGAGCACGTAGAACAGCGCGGCTGCATATAAAGACATTGCCCACATTTTATAACTTATAGCAGAGAAAGAATTCGTTCAAAACGGATTGCCCGTTATTGAGCCGTTCAAATACTATATACACGATGAACTACCTTAGCGAGTACATAGGCGCAAATGTAAACGAGTGCAATGCTTGGATTATGACGCAAGTTGACTACGTTAAGATTGCCAAGAGGATTGAGCACGCACGCTTTTCAAATGACGTTACCAAGCTAGTGCTATTCGAGTATGGCTACGACCCCAAGAACAATCATTTGTACACCGACTTTATTCCGGGGACGGATGTTCTCGTCAATAACCATGTGCGGTCGCTGACATTCGTGCAGTTTAGCTCGAGCTTCCTCTCCGGATACAACCCTAAGATTCACGTATACGTTCGTGGCAAAGTTGACTACGCCCTGAAGAAACTCCACCCCTTTCTCAAGCAGGTCGTTATGGAAATTGACCCGGGTGCCTTTGACGACCCCGAAATGCCCTCACTCATTCCGGTTGATCAAACTTTGGAGTAGAAATCGTGCCTGTCCGTGCTCTGACGGCAGTCGCCCGATGCTACGTGAACATACATGCCATCGGTTCCGGGACAAGGAGGGACGATTTTTGAATTAGGATTCTCATAGCCTTCAAACATAGGTAAAACGTACCAATACACGAAGCTATTTACCGCAGCAAATACCATTCCGTGAACGAGTGCTTGTTCGCGAAGAGATGCTCCTGGCATAAGATTCAGATACACACCCGGTACAAGGAGAACGAATATCAGAAACTTTGAGATTAAAGATCCCCACATTTATATTAATACGGGACTTCAGAATTCGGACCCGAGCACTTCGGGTCGGGCTTGCACACTCCGTCCTTATTCATCATGAAACAGGGCGGGCATCCAGCCGGCCCCCAGTCTCCGTAGTTGCCAAAGCGTTCGCGAATCACCGTCCAGTAATACCACATGACCCACTGCGTAACTAAGGTAAACAGTGCCGCATGGACTAAGAGAATGGTCGCGCGACTTCCTCCCTTGGGGATTGTCAGGAGAACGCCAGGCACGAACGCAGCAAAAAGAAGGGCTGCTAAAATGCTAGATATCAGGTCCATTTATTACTTAGGCATAAAGGTTTTTTTCACCCAATTGCGATCGGCACGGTAAGTCTTGCTTCTGCTGGGAGCCGTACGTTTAGAATAGGTTTCTAGAGCATTCATCTTTCGGAAAGTAGATGTGGGTCCATACGTCTGGACGGCCTTACGTAGAGCATTGCGGCGAATCGTCTTCGAGGCCCTAGAATCATACCCAAAACGAGTGAGCTTGCCCTTCTTTAACGGACCAATGCTAGGTCTGCGCGTGAACATCCACCTGCCAATGGCCCCCAGATTGTGAATTAACGAAGACTTAACTCTCGCAGTCTTGTTACGCTGGAGAGGAATAGTAGACATTTATTATTTTAGAAGCCCTTTTCTTTTGCGAAAGCCTTAGGGCAGGATGGGCAGTTATTTCTAGGGGCAATCTTGATCGACGTTGAAATGCTATACGCATAGAATACAGCCGCGGCGACAAAGAGAGCTACTAACCACCAGAGCATTTATTATTAGAGTAGAGTTTTCACATTAGAGTCTTAACATATTAGAGATGGGCATTCCCTTTTATTTTGCTAGTTTAATCAAAGCTCACGCCGGAATTGTTCAAACCATAAAGAAGAATCAGCCTCATGAAGTGGATGTTTTTGGAATTGATTTCAACTGTCTGATTCACAGATACCTCAAGGACGAAGAGCCAATTCTTTCCGTCATTGAGGCACTTGACTACATTCTGAAAAACTTTTGTAAGGCCAAGCAAGTTATCATTGCGTTGGATGGCCTTGTCCCTTATGCCAAAATTGTTCAGCAGAGGTATCGCCGGATGCGAGTCAAGGAGCCCGCGACATTTGACCGCAACCAAATCTCGCCAGACACTCCTTATATGCGTGAACTTGAACAGGCCGTCCAGTCTCGTTTTCCTTACGCCATCTTGAGTAAGACTTCTCAACCCGGTGAAGGTGAACATAAATTGATTACTGAGATTAAGAAAATACCTGAAAAATTGAGGAAAACTATCTGTATTTATGGTCTTGATGCCGACCTTATCATAATTTGCCTGAAACACTCTAATCTTTCCTTGAAAATGAGCTTAATGCGCGAGAGTACTGAGTTCAACGACCCGAAACTCAAACAAGCGGAATTTGCCACTTTACAGGTTCAAACACTACTTTCCCAACTTCCTATGCCTATTAGTCAATACGCCGCACTATCCATTCTATGCTTTGGCAACGATTTCATGCCTAATCTGGCAATGTTTTCTTTGAGGGAGGGTGGGTATGACCGAGCACTCCAATTGTATGAAGAATGTAAAAGTCCGGATCTTTTGACCAAAGAAGGCCGTGAAATGTTTTTAAAATATTGTGCTCTGAAAGAGATTGGCGTTCTAAAGGAGCGTATTGGCATGCGGAAGCGCCCAGAGGAAAAGAGCGTCATGGGCAAAGATAGTTCATTATTATCAAAAAAGTATGGACTTCATATTTTAGATGGGGTTTCTAATATGGCTCCTGTGGTAGAAGCATATTGGAAAACTTTTGAATGGACAATGTATTATTTTGACAAAAGTGAGCCTTTGAATTGGGATTGGGTCTATCCTTATTCGGACGCCCCTTTGATAATCGACATTGTAAAATACAAAGTTCCGGAACCAGAAAATACGAGCCCTCTCAAATTTCATGTAACGAATCAGCTTCAATTTATCATGCCAAAAGCGTCATTGCGAACCGCAAAACGCAAGGTAGTTTATTTGGACGAGATTCATAACGAAACAAGAAACCCTTGGATGAAGAAACACGACTGGGAAATGAAGCCGCGCATTTCTCTGCCGTGGCATCCTACTGACCAAATAACGTCAGTCTGCCCTGTTTCATCTTGAATCCAATATTTAAAGTCTGACTTTTTTGTAAAGAAAGAAACCCTGGTCCAATACTTTGTACAGTCCCAGTATCTACAATAAGTTCGGTAACATCTCCACCAAAAGGCTGAATGGATAAAATGTCAACTTCTCGAGAATTCCAATAAGACTTGTTTATGCTGTCTACTTCGCGAGCAGAAGACATGGCGTGCATTCCATCAAAATCGTGATATTTTGACCAATTTCCCAATAAATAATCTGAATATTTTTGGCGAAAGTCCTTTAAGCTCGTATCCCTGATGTTATTTTTAATAGTTTCAATACAATCTGCTACAGAAGCAATGATGGGTTTATCAATTCTACTATTAACCGTATTATGGGCTCTACACACAAACAAAAACAGCTCCCGTTGATTTGAATTCCAGTTCGGATATTTGCGTTTGTAGGACACAAGCATGTTCTGAAAATGAGTCTTACAATTATTACAAGTTATGGACTCGCCAAACTTATCAATAAACCTCGTCAAAATATTCTTATCTTCGGTGCTAGGGTTTTGAGGATAGTTTATTGATATTGAATGAAGCGTCATCCAGCCCAACGGACCCCAATACTTGGTCATTTTTTAGTTAGAAATTACAAAGAAACTAATCCTGCCATTAATCCGCCTTCAAGCATTTGCCTCATTAAAGGAACTGGGGCATCGGGACTTTTTAGAAGTCCGGCTTTTTGAACCATTTCTTTCACCTTTGTATCGGACATTTTCCTGATCGTTCTCCTTATACTCTTGCGACGATGCTTGATTCCTCGCTCGGTCATAAGACGAATTGTCCGTTTAGTGCTCGACCTTTTTAAAGGCGGCGACTTTGCCGGATCAGATACTGCCTTTATTTTCAAAATTCCTTTAGGGTAAGTGCGTTGAGTCTTTCTCTTACCTGATACATGGGCAGGAGCGGGTGGAGATAAATCTGCTCCTACTTTTGTAATAATGACTTTATCAGACATCCCTTCTTATTAAAAACGAATCAAGATTAGATTTACGGCGAAAGCTCATTAAACTAATACCATGGACTGGGACTCAATCACAACTTACTTTCAGAGTCGCGGCGTTTCAAAGTTGGTAGATCATCATTTTGAGTCCTTCGAGGATTTCATCCGCAATAAAATCCCCCTTATCGTTTCATCTACGGCAGCTATCGTGGTATGGCACGAGCAGGACGAAAAAACCAAAAAGTATAAATATGAGTTTCGCCTTTCGTTCGAGAACATTACCTATATGAAGCCTCGCATTCAGGAGGCTACTGGTCGCATCAAGCCCATGTTTCCCCAAGAGGCTCGTGCCCGTAACTTTACCTACGCAGCCCAGATGTTCAGCGATGTTCGGTTCTTGGTTCGCACGTATAAGGCTCCCACGTTTACCGAGTTTGAGGAGAACACAAAGGTATTTGAGGGCGTCTCGCTCGGCAAGATTCCGGTTATGCTGGGTTCTTCGCTCTGCAATACCAAGGATTATCCATTGACAAAGGAAGAGATTGGCGAGTGCCCTTACGACCCGTTCGGTTATTTCATTATTCATGGAAGCGAGCGAACCATTCTGTGTCAGGAGAAGGTCGCCGATAATCGCATCATGGTTTTCTACAACAAGAAGGTATCGGCAAAGTTCACCTATTCTGGCGAAATGAAGTCTCTCCACGAGTCATTTACCACGCCTCCTAAGAAGCTGGAGATTCGCATGAGTGCCAAGTTCAACGGATTCGGATATCCTCTCACGATGTGCGTGCCGCGCTTCCGCGAGGACATTCCTCTTATCGTAATGTTCCGCGCCTTCGGTATGGAGTGTGACCAAGACATTGTCAATCTGATTTGGGGAACTGACGCGGATGAGAATATGGTAGACATGTTGGCCGCTTCCTTCAAAGAGTGCTCTGATATCAAAGTTTATACTCGGGAAGATGCCATTGAGTATTTGAGCCACCACCTTCAATATGGTACGGCTTCCGAGGACAAGAAGGGCTATGTTCGCAGTTTGCTAGAGACCGAGTATTTGCCCCACGTTCGATATGGCGGAGACACTTCTAATATCCAAACTCTGGAGGCTCGCAAGATGTATCTCACGGCATGGGTAGTGCGTCGTCTTATCCAGACCGAAAAGGGACACTTAAAGATTGACGATCGCGACGCGTATCCCAACAAACGAATTGTTACTGCCGGTGCTTTGCTGACGCATTTGTTCCGCCAGTTGTTCCAGAAAGTCTGTAAAGACATTCGCAGCAAGTTCGTCCACGAGGTGAATAACGATACTTGGAAAAAAGGCGACGCACCCCGTCCTCTGGAAGTGCTGAATGTCAACAATCTTTATAAAATCTTGAAAGTTTCTACGATTGAAGGAAAGCTCAAGCAAGCACTGGCAACCGGAAACTTCACGGTTCAGGGACTGGGCACTTCACCTACCGCAGCACCTAACGCAACAAAGATGGGAGTATCCCAGGTTCTGAACCGGCTATCCTATTCTGCCACCATCAGTCATTTGCGACGAATTCAGACGCCGGTGGAGAAGTCGGGCAAGCTGCTGGCTCCGCGCAAGCTTCATGGCAGTTCGTGGGGATACGTATGTCCTGTAGAAACTCCGGAGGGACATTCCGTAGGTATCGTGAAGGCAATCTGTATGCTTTCGGCAATTACGCAGCACACTCCATCTTCGGTAGCGTTGGAAGTAATGAAGAAACTACCCGTTGTTTGGATTCAGAACTTGACGCAGACGCTAAAAGGAACTATGATAATCCTGAATGGCGTTATTATTGGGTTTACCGAAGAGCCTCTTCGCGTTTCCCAGTGCCTCAAGAAAGCAAAACACCAATTTGTGCTACACCCTCACACCGGTATCACTTGGGACATCATTCACAAGACGCTGAGTATAGAGACGGACGGCGGCCGATTTGTGCGTCCGCTATTCCGGGTGGAGCAGGGGGCTGTGTTAAGAGCTCCGGAATCCAATTCGGAGTGGACCGATTGGGTGAAGAGTTGTATTGAGTATATTGACCCGTGCGAGACTGAAATGGTTCGAGTGGCGATGACGCCGGACCAAGTTTCCAAAGTCCATACTCACTGCGAGATTCATCCGACAATGATTCTGGGCCATATGGCTTCTAGTATCCCCTTCTCGGACCACAACCAGTCGCCCCGCAATACATATCAATCGGCCATGGGTAAGCAAGCCATGGGAATCTTCGCTCGGAACTACGGGAAGCGTCTGGACAAGAACGGCTATATTTTATGCTCACCCATGCGCCCGTTTGTGGAAACTCGCATGATGAACGTTCTCAAGAGCCACGAGATGCCTTCGGGAGATAATATCATGGTAGCAATTGGAATCTACGGCGGATATAATCAGGAGGATTCAGTTATCCTGAACAAGAGTGCCGTGAACCGCGGGCTCTTTCGGACCCTGTACTACACCATTTATAAGGACGAGGAGCACCGCAACATTGCCTCGGGCAAGGAGGAGAAGTTCACAAAGCCTCGCCGCGAAAACACGCGGGGGTTCAAGTCAAGTTCTTATCACGCCATTACCGATACCGGTGTCCCCCAAACGAACGCCATTATCAAGGAGAACGATGTGATCATTGGAAAAGTAACGTCTATCAAGGCTGACCCAAACGGGTACTGCTATCGCGACTCATCGGTGACGCACAAGAACTCCGAAGAGTGCCGTGTAGACAAGGTGTGGCAGGACAAGAACTCGGACGGCTACCCCTTTATTAAAGTGCGCGCAGTCTCGGAGCGTGTCCCAGAAATTGGAGACAAGTTCTCGTCTCGTCACGGCCAGAAGGGCACTTGCGG